TGAAGCTCACCACCGGCATCGGCACCGAGAACTTCGGAGCTGCCACTCCCACCTTTGCTGAGGTGGTTGCGCTGGAAAGTGACGTGGCAACCGCTAACGCACTGCTGGGCAGCCCTGTTTATCTGATGAACGCTGCAATGCGCGGCGGACTGAAGACCAAGACCAAGGACACCGGCTCCGGCATGTTCGTGATGGAAGGCAACGAGGTGAACGGCTATCGCGGCGTTCTCTCCAACCAAGTGGCCTCCGGTGATCTGTGGTTCGGCAACTTCGCTGATCTGATCATCGGCTACTTCAGCGGTCTGGACATCATGGTTGACCCCTACACCAACAGCACCAGCGGCACCGTTCGCGTGGTTGCGATGCAGGACGTGGACATCGCTGTTCGCCATCCTGAATCCTTCAGCCGCGGCAACGACAACCTCTGATCATGTTGATCCGCGTCCTTAGGCAGACGATGCTGAGCGGACGTGTGGTGAAGGTTGGGGATGTTCTTGAAGCATCCCCTTCCGACGCCAGACTTCTGATTGGTATCGGTAAGGCTGAAGAAGCCACTGCCGCACCTGTCAAGCTTGAGGAGCCAAAGGTGGCTCCAACCACCCCCAAACCAGCGCCTAAACGCAGGAGATCCACCAATGACCATCCACAATCTCGCCACTAAGACTGAGGTGCTCAGTCTGCTGCCCAACGATGTTGTTGCCGCCACTGACACCGGCTCTGCCGTTGACCTGCTGGACTACGAGGGCGATATCGCTGTGGTACTTGATGCTGAAGCCGGCGGTGCCGGTATTACCTATGCCGTCAAGCTGACCGAAGCCGACACATCCGGCGGTTCCTACACCGACGTGACTAGTGGTGCGTTCACCACCACCGAAGCCAACACCGCTCTCGTTGAAAAGATCCGCTTGGATTCTGACAACGTGAAGCGCTACATCAAAGTGTCCGTCACCGTTGCAGGTGGCACCGGCACTGGCGCTGTTTCGGTTGTGGCCCTCGGCTCTAAGAAGTACGGCTGATGGCGATCACGGAAGACCTATCGATCTTCCTGGCAGATTTTGGCGTCAGCTGCACGGCTGGCGCCATTACTGCACTTGGCATCCTTGACATGCCGATGGAGGTGCTCGCTGGTGATCAGGTGCTCAGCACTGACTACACCCTCACCGCACGGGCTGCCGATTTTGGCGATTTGCAATACGGCGCTGAGATCAGCGTGAACGGCGTGCCGTACACCGTGCGCGAGACGCGGCTGATTGATGACGGCGCGATGTGTCAGATCGGCCTGATGCGCAGCGTCGCCACAAGATTGACCGAGCCAAATACGCCGATTGATGGCAACAGCGCTGAGGTGACCATCGCTGATCTGGACAACGAACAGCTAAATCCAGAGTTTGACGCTGGCTCAGCCAGCGCGAGCTACCTTGAAGGCAACGATCTAGACGGTGGCGCAGCATGAGCAGCATTGCACGCATCAGGCTGCGGCGTGATACAGCTGCAAATTGGACCGCCGCCAACCCAACGCTGCTGGCCGGCGAGATGGGCATTGAGACGGACACGCGCAAATACAAGGTGGGCGATGGCTCTACCGCGTGGACTGGTCTGAGCTACTACATCGATGGCGTTGCTATTCGCGGTCAGATCAGCAAGATGACCGATGGCACCATCGACATCACTACCCAAAGCGTTTATGTCACCACAGGGCTAACGGCCACACTGGACGGAGACACCGCCTACGGCATGGTGCTCGGCACCATCGATGCATTTGGCCTTAAAAATGACAGCGGTACCACCAAGCTGTTTCGTGTTTACGGCAGCATCGATGCAACCGACGGCAACAACAGCACGCTCGGCGTGAAACTGGCCAAGAACGGCACTGCTATTGATGCTTCAGAATGTCGCGCCTTTACTGGCAGCGGTGCGCAAGAGGCAAAGCTGGTTACCAGCTGGATGGTTGAGCTAGACGATGGCGACGAGGTGTCGTTGTTTATCGCCAATCACAGCGGCACCAGTGATTTAACGCTGAAGCGTGGCCGCCTTGTCGCGGTTGAGGTGCGGGCATGACCACCAAGCGCGAGCAGATCCTGAGCGCCATCAAGACGGCGCTAACCGGCACCACAGGCGTCGGCACACGGATCTACCGCAGCAGGGTGGAGCCATTGGCGCGGCAGGAAAGCCCGGCCATCGTGATCGAGCCGGTGAGCGATACGGCTGAGCAAAACACCGCGCTGCCCACGCTGGACTGGGGCCTAGTGGTGCGCGTGGCCGTGATCGTGCGCGGCAACGTGCCTGATCAGCAAGCTGATGCCACGGTGCAATCAATGCACGCCAAGATCATGGCCGATCTAACGCTTGGCGGTTACGCCATTGATGTGCAACCGCGATCAGTCAGTTTTGATCTGATTGAAGCTGATCAACCAGCTGGCGTGATTGCGTGTGAGTATCTCGTGCGTTATCGCACCTCAGTCACCAATTTGACCATCAGCTAACCCAGCTACGATGGGGCAAAGATCCAATCTTCAGGCCAAGCCATGCCGCTGCTATCTCGCCGCCAGCTGCTGCTGGCTGAAACTGAACTGACATACGGCACCGACCCGACGCCAACCTCTAGCGCCAACGCGATTCTGGTGCGAAACATTGAGGTGACACCGCTGGAAGCTGACACGGTGAGCCGTGAGCTGATCCGCCCCTATCTCGGCCAATCTGAGCAGTTGCTGGCGCAGACCCGCGTGCTGGTGAACTTTGAGGTTGAACTGGCCGGCTCCGGCACTGCAGGCACCGCTCCCGCTTATGGCCCGCTGCTGGAAGCCTGCAGCATGACCGAAACCGTCAGCGCTGGCGTCAGCGTCACCTACGAACCGAATAGCGACGCAGCGCCTAGCTCGGTCACGATCTACTTCAACAACGATGGCGTGCTGCACAAGGCCACCGGCTGCCGCGGCACCTTCTCGCTGAACTGCGCAGTCGGTGAGATCCCGACGATTGCGTTTGAGTTCACCGGCATCTACAACGCACCGACTGACGTATCGATCAGTGCCCCCACCTACGCCAATCAGGCCGATCCTGTGGTGTTTAAGCAGGGCAATACCACAAGCTTCCAAGTGTTCAGCTACGCCGGGTGCCTGCAGAGCGTCAGCCTTGAGATGGCAAACGAGATCGTCTACCGCGAGCTGGTCGGCTGCAGCAAAGAGGTTCTGATCACCAATCGTGCGCCTGCTGGCGAGGTGATGATTGAGGCCGTTGCCATTGGCACCCATAACTTCTTCAACGATGCAACGGGCAACAGCACCGGCAACCTCACGTTCCAGCACGGTCAGACCGCGGGCAACATCGTGACCTTCACGGCTGGTCAGATCGATCTGGGCAACCCGTCCTACAGCGATGAGGATGGCATCCAGATGCTCACGCTGCCGTATATTGCCACCCCGACCGATTCGGGCAATGATGAGCTCGAGATCGTCTTTACCTGATCCGAGTGGCTTTTGTTCTCAAGCAGTCCGATTCCTACACCTGGCCGGTAAGTATCAAGCTGCCGGCCAATGGCGGCAAACGAGAACGCCAGACCTTTGATGCGGAGTTCAAGCGGCTACCGCAAAGCCGGATCAATGAGATCCAGGAGCAGGCCAATAAGCGGATCAGGGCCGCTGAACGCGGCGAAGATCTTGGCGATGGCATCAGCGATCAAAGCATTGCAGATGAGATCCTTGTGGGATGGGATGGCATCGTGGACGGCGATAGCGAGCCGGTGCCATTCAGCAAGAGCAGCAAAGCGCAGCTGTTAGATGTGCCCTTTATGGCTGGCGCTTTGATCGAAGCCTATTTTGAGTCGCTGGTGGAGGCGAAAAGAAAAAACTAATCGGCGCCGCTGAACACTGGCTGGGTGGCACTGAGATTGACGACACAGCCAAAGATGCAGCGGTGCTGGGCATTGAACCACCACCTAGCAAGCAGGCTGAAAACTATGAGGTGATGCCAGAGGCATGGCCTGCGGTGTGGACGTTCCTGCGTGTGCAGACGCAATGGCGTGCTGATTCCGGTGCCGTGATCGGCTTGGACTATGGTGCGGTGCGCTGGGTGTTTGAGTTGTTCGAGATCAGCGAGCCCACGCAGACCCTTGCGGATCTGCAGATTATTGAGGCTACAGTGGTTGCAGGCTTGAACAAGCGCAGGAAGTAACGGCCATGGCCCTGGACATGACCACAGCTCTGACGATCAGGGCAAAGGTCGATGGCCTGCAGCAGCTTGGTGGGCTGAACAAAGGGCTTCAGGGCGTCAGCAAGCAATCAAACGCCACGGCTACAGCCATGGGTCGGTTGAAAGGTGCCGCAGCTGGCGCCATGGGTGCATTGCGCGGTCTGCTGCCGGTGCTTGGCGTTGGCGCGATGGCCAAGTTTGCCAAGGACAACATCGATGCAGCTGATGCGATGTCGAAGATGTCGCAACGGACTGGTGTTGCAGCACCAACGCTTGATAAGTTCCGCAAGGTAGCGGAGCTCAGCGATACCAGCATCGAAGGATTGGGTAAGGGCTTCAAGACGCTGGCGAGCAATATGTACGATGCCCAGACAAGGGGCACTGGCCCTGCTGCTGATGCATTCAGCAAGCTTGGCATCGCCATCACTGACTCCAATGGCAAGCTGCGAGAATCAGATCAGGTGATGCTGGATATTGCCGACAAGTTTCAGCAGATGGCGGATGGCCCAGAGAAGGCTGCGCTGGCTGCCGACTTATTTGGTGCCAAGATCGGCGATGAGCTGATCCCGCTGCTGAATAGCGGCGGTGATGCGGTGCGAAATATGGGCACCAGTCTGACACAGGACTTTGCAGACAAGGCCGCGGCATTCAATGACCGGCTAGAGGTGATGCAAGAGAAGCTGGGTGATCTTGGCCTGCGACTGACCGAGGCATTGCTGCCAGCGCTTGAGAAACTGGTAGGAGTTATGGAAGGCATTGGCGCAGCATTCAGCACACTGCCGCAACCTGTACAGGATCTAGCGCTGGGCTTTGCTGCCATTGCCGTTCCGGTCGCTGCACTTGCAATCCCCCTCGGTGGCCTTGTCACGGTGTTCGGCGCCATCGGCACAGCCTTGGCCACTATCGGCCCAATCCTCGCCGGCATTCCTGCGTTGATCGCCGGCTGGGCTGGTGCCATCGGCCCGCTGCTAGGTGTGCTTGGCTCATTGGGTCAAATTCTGATCGGTGTATTTAGCGGCCCTGTGGGCTGGGTGGCGCTTGCGGTGGCAGCTGGTGTAGCGATCTACGCGTTCCGCGATCAGATCGGTGCAGCATTCCAAGCCATCGGCCAGTTCATTGCCGACGCGGCCATGGGCTTCAAAACCGTGTTCATCGATCCGGTCATTCAGC